CGCTTGGTGCAGCAGGCGGTTCGTTTAGGTCAGTGATGTCCCGTGGAGCCAGCGGGGTGTCGCGCTCGATGTAGTCGTATTTGCTGTAGTCGTATTTAACGCCAGTGATGACGTACTGATCGCCTTCCTGTTCTTGTACCGAAACGACGCGAAACAGTTGGGATGACAATGTGGTGATACCAATAACCCAAGGTGCTCCAGTCGTCGGGATTGCGTTCAGTGCAGTTGGCAGCGTGACGAGGTTGCCGTTGATGGTGGCGCCTTCGATGCCTTGGTAACTGCCATCTGGCAGCATTACGTTGAAGCGGAAGCTGCTAGGTACGGCATCAGTGAATAGTTGATCGGCGGAGCGATCCAGCGTGATGCTCTTGGCGCTGGCGGCACTGCGAACACGGCCACCACGAACGCGACCCGCACGCACGGGGTCCATGACTTGAATTACGGTTCCGGGGCGGACGTACTGCCCAGCCGCAATGCCTGTGGTGAAGGTGACGACTTCAGTGGTGTTGGCTTCTTCGTACAGCATCCAGCGACCCACGCGCCGGGCTTGACCGCGACTGGTACAGGCAAATGCCTCAATCTCAGTCTTGACCATCCCGTACTTATCAATCAACGCCGCGTCTTCCACCACCTCATAGGCGTGGTCGCGGGCATCCATGTCGAAATACTTGACGCCAACAACGGTGTGACGTGTTTTCAGGCTGCTGCCGCTATAGGTAAAGCCTTCCTCGGTGACGTTGGACTGGTTGAAGATGTAGCCGGGATCCGTCGGGCGATCTTGGGCAAATTCAATCTGACCCACGCTCCAGTACGGCATTGCACGGAATACCGAGCACAGATCGTTGATGAGTTTGTACGCTTCTTCCTGCGTCTGGATGTTGACGTTGCAGGCAAAACGAGGTTCTTGGCCACCGTTACCATCAGGCACCAAGGTGTTTGCATAGGCGGAAGCGGCATAGAAGCTGGCGGTGTCTAGCTGCGCCTCTGTAACTTGGGTGCCGAACCCGTAGCGGCTGCTGGTAAGCAGGTCGTACAGGATCCAGACCGGGCAGGTTGTCCATTTCTTTGTGGCGCTAAACGTGCCATCCCAGACGCCGTTGTAAACCAAAAAACCTTTGGTAGCATCAACCGTTGCATTGCTTGGGACTTTGACCTTGAGGCCACGAATCCTGTAACTACGTTGGGGAATGTTATTGACTGACTCGGAGTCAATTCGCATCCCAACCAAGGCGCTATACGGATACTTGGTTTTTGTCCTGGTTATTTCCGTATAACTCGCCCAAAAAGCATTGCCAGAAACCGTATATTTGTCTTCAATAAATGCCGAATCGTATCTGTTTTTTGTGACTCTAATTGTTGCTGGACGTGTCGCATTTGTTAGCGGAATCAAATAGGATCGCTGGTATAAATCAACTGTCCGTCCACCAATACTGTCATCAATGACGGTTGTGTACGCACCGCCGCCGTAGGCGACTTCAATTTTGATGAGAATATGATAACCGCGAATATCGCCATTGTTATGAAAGTTTTGTAGTTGCGGAACGTTAATGGTGACGCGAACTTCCTCAACATTTGGGTCTGTTATTGATCTTGTGAGCGGGATGCCCGGCGCTGGTGGGGGACCGTCAATGGGACCACCGGCGTAAATCCAACCAACGAGTTGCTGATTAACAGCAATTTCTTGGGATGTTTCCTGCTCGTTTGGCTCAGATAATTCTGTTAAATAAGTCTGATCTGCTGTGCCATAACGGGTGGAAATTTGAACGTTTTTGTAGTTGTAATCTTGTTCTTGATATGGTTGGGAAGGATTGGCATTGCCTTGAACAATCGGCGTATTATCAAAATAAATATCTTTCAGCAATGCGCGATTGTATTCCGTAGTGCCACGGCTATAAGCACGAGCGGACGGAAAACCTTCGATCTCACCTTCGCACAATAAATCTACGAGGCGCAGTATTTGCTTGGATTCAAGATTGTCGTTTTCGGTAGCCATTACGCTGGTGCCCTCACCATTTCGGTTTCAATGCCAGCAGACACGACGATGCTGCCGACTAACACTTCGCCGTAAACAATCGGAACCGGGACACCTTGACGTGCCACGTTCTGAATACCACTGAAACTGTACGACTTGCGCGGGTCGAAGTCAGAATCGGTGCCGGTAGATAATTGTGTTGTGGGACTAAGCAGTTGTGAAACACCAGTTAATGCAAGGCTGATTCCTATCCCAGCCACTGGAGCGGCAAAAGCAGTTAGACCAATCTGTCCAAGTCCAAATAAACCAAGTTGAGCGCCAGGAAGTAAAAAGGAGAGCGCAAATAATCCAACACCAGCAATTATTTGACCAACACCATCACCAGCACCACTAACCACCGGCACAATTCTGATCGTCTCGCTATTTGAAGTCGGGTAGTGGATGTATTCCGGGTGGTCGCCAATCGGTAGCTGCAGACGCCCCACGCTGATCTTGTAGTCGTGCTCAGCCATGTGCGCCTGCAGACGCGGGAAGTTAGCCAGCAGCAGGCGGATCGCTTCGGCTGGTGTCTTGACCGCAAACTTGAAGCTGCGCTGTCCCAGGAATTTCGCCAGTGGACCGTAGACCTTGACTATCCGCATCACTGGCACCTGCTGCGGTGGCGTAGGACGCGCTGCGTCTTTGCTTGATAGTAGCGGCCATAAACGTCGCGGGAACTCAGCCGACCAATCGCATGGTGCAGCAGCATCTGGTCCCCGACGTAGACGCCGACGTGGTTTGGTTGTGCTGACTCGACCGCCATCAGCAACGCATCGCCAACCTGCATTGTAAGAAAATCCACCTCCTTAAATCCAGCATCAACCCAGCAATCTTCAAACATCGGGCTGGCGTTAAATGCCGTCAAATCCTTGGGTCGCTTCCAGTCCGGCAGTGTGAGCCCCCACGTTTCGGCGTACCAGTCGCGCACCAGTGTCCAGCAGTCTGCAGCGCCCCAAACCCATTGCCGTCCCAGCAGCGGTGCCTTGTAGCCACATGGTTGGCAACCGCCCCATTCGCCGGTGACGGGGTTGACGATGTGCCACGGCAGGCCGGACTTCTCACATGCCAAGCGATCAGCGTCACTGGGCTGTGCCGGGGTGTGCGGATGGCTGTGGATGATGGCAAGGATCTCGCCGGTATCTTCAGCGTCGGCGTAGTCGTCTGGGTCAAGGATGAAAAAGTCCTGCGGATCACGCGCCAAGTTGCGACATGGCTTGTACTGCTCCACGCCGTCGGTAACTAGCAGCAAACCGCAGGCTTCCCGTGGCGCCTCTTGTTTGGCGTGCAGGATGGCGTCATCACGCCAGGTCATCAGTAGTAACCGCCCAAACCGGGGAAGCCGCCGAACGGCAGGCTGTTGGTGGCACCGAATCGTGCCTTGCAGCTACTTAGGCGCTTGCCGCACACGTCATCGGCTGGATCCACGCTGCCTGTTGCCACGCGGGGTTCGGTGGTGTTCACGTAATCTGATGCCCACAATGCCGCACCAGCAGCGTTGCGATAAACGAGGTTGCCGTCATCCTGCATCGTCAGATAATTGTTGGCGTAACCGCTGCCGGTGCGGAGGCTATAAACCGCTGCAACAGAGCTAAACGTGCCTTGTGTGCCGGGCGTTACGACTGGATCTCCAAAGCGCCATGGGTTGCCGGATGTAACTGTGACCTCAGCATTGAAGTATTCACCAACGCGCCACAACCCCGTTGACGTAGTGATTGTGCCTTTTGCCATTGGCTTGAGGTTCGGGTCGTTGTAGTCGTTGTCGATCACCGGGGTGCCTTGCGTCCAGGCGTAATTGACAGTCAGGCCGATTGCCGTGAACGCATCCTTGTATTGCTGCGACAGTTCGTAGGACGTAGCGGTGTAGCTGATGGTGATGGTGCGGCTGCCGACGGTAAAAGCGCGGGTTGCGGTGCGGCTTTGTCCTGGGTAGTCACCCGCGTTGCCAAGCACTTCGTAGAAAAATGCACCAGCGCGGCCTGTGTTAACCGTGCTTTCTTGACGCCAATCGCGGTGTGTAATGGCAGTTGGTGTGCCGAGGTAAGCCGTCTGCGTTGACCAGATTGCGTTTGATGCTGCAATGCCGCCGCTGTTGTACAGCACTAAGTTGCCGTCAGCCTGATTAAACAAGCGGTAGGACGGGCTGCCAACGGTGTTTAGCGCCCAGCGTGCGGTGTTGTCTTTGGCGTAGGTGACAAAATTGCCATCAGCCTGAAGCGTAGTTTTGTACCAGCGGTTGCTGGAGGTCAGCGACTGATCGACAAACAGGCTTTGGTTGACGTTGAGCGTTGTCGTGCCAGCGGTGAAATTTGGTGCCGGTTCGGTGTTGACCGCAGAGTCGTTTTCATCAAAAACCGCATCACTGGTGTAGCCGCACTCCAGTCCGCGATACTGCCATTGGCAGAGGTTGGACATTGCCAAACGCTTGGGCGCTCGCACACCAGCCATGTCAAAAGATGCGGCCAGTTCAAACTCAACAACGTCGCGGCTTTCTAGCGTTTTGCGATCAACGTAATAAATCTCCTGCGGCATTTCAGCATCAGGATCTGGTGTGCCATATGGGTTGGTATTGCTGGGGAAGTTCTCCGCATCTAAGAAACGACTGAGCGTGCGGATACGGATGAATTTTGCGCCAATCAAATCACTGCCGTTGGTTGCTGCGTTGGCGTTCACCAAGATGGTGGACATTGCGCCAGTGATGTTGGAAATACGAACTTTGGGACGGGGCAGTTGACCGTTGCCGCTGTACTCAAAACCTTCGGTTTCAATCGGGAATGGGAAATAGGTTTCGCCTTTCCACTTGACTTCGCCGTAAGAGGTGGTGCCGTTGACGCCGTTATGGAAGCGGTATATGTCGTCCGAGCCGTGAATTGCCGTTACAAGATGCAGTTCATATAGTTCAATAATCGCGTAAGGATTGGAACTGATAAGTTCCTGAAACATCTCGCTCATGGTTCAAATACCTGCACGAAGGTGGCGGTGATCGTGGCTCGGTTTACATACGGTATGGTCTTGTTCCACTGCTGGCAAATCCACTTGGCGCTACTTTCGCCGCCGGGTGGGGTCCAGTCAAAACTTTCGGCGCCACCACGGGCATCAAGAAAGGTCTCGATGGTGTCGGCGTTTGATTCGGATATGTTTTGCCAAGTCAAGTCCCAAGTTTTGGGGTTGGTATTGAGGCCGTAACGTGTGCGTTGGCTATAGCCATCACCAAATTGGGTGGAGCGCACGCGGGGTTGGCTGGTTTTTTGGGCACCGTAAGACGGTGTAATAGATGGGAAGGTAGCCATTAGGCAAGTAAGCCTCCAGGACGCTTCTGCTTGATCAATTCTGCCTGGACTGCAGCGCCAACGACACGTCCCAGGGCAGCGGCGTCGGGCTGGTTGCCTTGGACACTGGAGCCGCTGGCATCGACATTCACCACAATGTTTGCTCCACCCATGCCCATAGCGTCGTTGGGGTAGATGCTGCCGCTGGTGCGGGGCATGAACAGCTCAGGACCCCGTTCGCCGACGAGATAGGGTGTCCCAGCAGATACTGGGCCGCCTCTAGCTCTAGGCGCAAAGTCTGCAAGCGTCAGGCTTGCTCCGGTGCCGTATTGCATAGCACCGGCGTTGAAACTTTCCAGTGACGGACCTGTCGGTGCTGCTGGCACACCAGCAAATCGACGGGCTATACCGATTGCTGTATAGGTAGCAATCATTTGGGCTGCTGTTTGAAGCAGTGCATTTGCAATGCTGTTTAAGAAATCAGCAAAAACTTGTTGAGCAGTTTGCGTGCCGTTTATCAGAGAGGCTGTGCCTACCGTCATTGCTTGCCCAAAAGCGTCGCCCACATTAAGAACAATGTTTTCTAAAGACTGAGCTTCTAATTGTGCCAGCTGTAGTTGCTCAGTTAGTTGAGCAACTTCACTCGCTCTTTGAACTGACTTACCAGCAGCCAGCTGTTCTTCGTATGCTCTAGCGGCATCACCTATAAAGCCAGCGCCTAGACCTTTACCTTGTACCTCTGCCTGTCGGCGAATGTTAAATAGTTCCTCTGCATCTTGACGTAGATACAGGAGTTCTAGCTGTTTGCGGTACTCTTCTGTTTGGCTACGTACGAGCCAAGGTTGTTCGCGCTTCAAATCGGTTATTTTTTGTTCAATAGTCACTTCGCGCTCTTTATTTGCCATGCGAGCGTCTATAAGTTGCGTTTCGTACTGCACACTGCGCAGAACAGCTTGATACTGGTCTTTGCGTTGTTTATCTACTTCACGTTTTTTGTCATCGCGCAGAGCTGCTGCATTATCCAAGCGTGCCGATGCGATTTGAATAATCAAAGACTTTTCCGCTATGTAGTTAGCTTCTTGCAGCTGCTTATTACGATCACGGATAATATCTGCTTTTTCTTTTTCGTATTCCGCATCAATAGCCGTAAGTTCTCTATTTTGGAAACGTAAATCGCGGATGCGATTTTCTTCTTCGCCGATTCTTTTAATAGCTGTTAATTCTTCGCGTAGCCCTTGCTCACGAGATTGTGGTTTATCTCGGGCTTGCTCGTTATACGTAGCCGACAATTTATTGACTTGACTTATGAAATTTTTAGCATCATTTAGTGCTTGATTAGCAAGGTTTTTTCGTTCTGCTCCTTCTTTTTGCAGTTGCTTAACTCTATCAGCCCCAAACTGCTTTGGATCAAAAAATTGTCCGGTAGTTAAAGCAATAGAAGTTGCTAATATACGGTCTAACAACGTAACTTCTTGGGCTTGTTTTATTAGTTTTTTATCCTGTAAATCGGCTAACCGCTGCTGTAAAAATATGTTTGCAGATGCTGCACCGTTTATTTTTAACTGGTTTAGAGCTTCCAAAGATACTTTATTACCTAATTCTCCGCGTAGTTTTACGATAGCTTCTAGAACACTTTTATTATCTACGGCAGCAGCAAGAGCATCAAAAGCTTCACGACCACCGGCCGCCCCAAACGTTGCTGCAGTAGCCTCACGAACAGCGGCAGAGTCAAATTCCTTAAAACTTTGTGCAAGCTTGAGGGCATCTTCTTTTGCTATCCCTAACTTGTTTGATAGGTCAGTTATGTCACCAGCAGTTGTTTTGGATGCATCTCCTGCATTAAGTAGTCGTACATTTAAGTTTAATAGTTCTTTGTTAAGAGCTTTCGATTCATCAACAGCTTGACCGATTGCTGTACCAACGAGCGATAAACCAAAACCTAATGTTCCCCCGGCTAGTCCTCCCAATGCACCACCTAAACCACCACCCAAGGCCGCACCCCCGCCTTGGCCAAATAGCAACGGAAACGCACCACCGATGATTGCGTTGCTAACTACGTCTCTAGTTCTATTACCTACAGCACTTTGCTGGCGCTGTTGTGCTGCGATAAATGCTGGTGAACCGGGGATGTTTACATTTCCGCTTATTGGGCTGCGTGGACCTCCGATAGTTGCGGCTCTGCGTAAAGCGTTAGCGCGTTCTCTTGCTTGGGCCTCGATAAATGCTGGTGAACCAGGTATGTTTGCCGAACCTCGGACTGGTGATGTAGCGCCACCTTGACGTGCCAAGCGCTCCAGCTCTCTTTGCTGAGCTTCAATAAATGCTGGAGATCCTGGAGTGTTTACGTCTCCACGAATAGAAC